ACGGCGCAACGACGGTGTAGCGCGTGGAGCTTCCGGCTGCGGCGTTCGCCCCGATTGCCGTGAACTTCAGCGCCCCGATCCGCTGCGACAGCAATGCCGCCGCCGCGATCACCTGCCCTGCCGTGGGTGGCACGACGCGCTCGACGGTGACGCTGCGCGGCTTTACCCTGTTTAGCTGATGCTGACAATTCTTCCGCATCTGATCTGGGCCGGGGTGGCGCTGTTCATCGTTCATGAACTGCGAACCTTTGCCAACGAGTGGATGGCGCTCAAGGCGCACGATCCGCTGGTGCCCGTCGAGGTGCCGGAGGATCTGGTCGCTTTGGCCAATCAGGAGCGGGAGACGTGGGCACAGGAAGAAACGCTCCGGTCGATGCGGGAGCGGTATGAAGCGCTCGGGGACTGGAACCTTGTGCGCAGTGCATTTGGCATAGGACACCGGAGCTAACCCGTGACGATACCGCCGCTTGATGAGTATGGCGCGATGGACGATCCGGCCTTCAGTGGCGCGGTCATGGAAGACGAGATCGCCCGCCTTATGGAGGGGTTGTCCAACAACCCGATGGGGCCGAACGAGCAGATCGCGCCCAACCCGCCAGCCAACGACCAGCGCTCGCCGGAAGAGCAGCAGGCGGCGTTGCTGCAGGCGCTGTACGGCTATGACATCCCGCTGGCCGATCCCCGGATGGCTGAGGACAACGCCGCGTGGGCGTCATGGACCCGTGGCCGGTGGGAGTCCCGCCGGGAAGCCGTGCAGATGCACCTTCATTTAGTGGAGCGCAACCGGCTCTTCCGCGCTGGCCAGCAGTGGATCTCCGCGCAGGGGCTAGGCCCGTGGCGTGAACCGTCGCGCCCTCGCGAGTCGGCCCGTGTGGTCTACAACATGGTCGATAAGGCGCTCGACCAGCGCCTGCAGATCATGATGGATCAGAAGCCTGGGTTTGCGGTCACGCCGACGACCAACGACCCGGACGACAAGCGGAAGGCGCAGGCCCAGCAGCTCGCGCTGGAATACCAGTACGAGCAGATGCAGATGCTGCGCATTGCTCGCGAGGCGGGATACTGGGCGCAGACCGATGGCATCGCGTTTTGGCACCAGTATTGGGATGCCGACCGGGGTCCGTGGGACGAACGGCTGGGCGAGACCCCCGGCCAGAAGAAACCGCTGGGGGACATTGGGTGTCAGACCCTCCGCGTAGAGCAGGTCCGCGTCAGCCCGAACGCCACGGCGTCCCAAAAGCCCAACTGGGTGGTGATCCGCGAGGTGATCTCCCGGCAAGAAGCGGCGTTCCGGTACGGCGTGTCGGGTCTCGACGCGAGCAATACCGATCTGTCGATAGGCAACGCGCCCACCTACGCCGGATCGGAAGGCATCGGCGCATGGGTGCTGACGCAGACGACGATTGGCGAAGGGCAGCGTCTGCGGGACGAGGAAGTGACGGAGCGGTTCACCGTCTACCTCGCGCCCCACGCCGACGTTCTCCCGGAAGGACTGCAGCTAGTGGTGGTGGGGGACGAGGTCGTGTTCGGCCCTGCCCCGCTGCTCTGGGGTGTGATCCCGGTGGTCGAGGTGCGCGATGGGTCGAGCGACCCGTCGTACTACCCCCGCCCGATTATGGAGCAGTGGATCGACCATCAAATGCGCGTCAATGCGCTGCTGTCGAAGTGGGTCGAGAACATCCGCGTCAACGCGGGTGGACGCTTCTTGACGCGCCCGAACGCCATTGCCACCGAGACGTTCATGGGCGGCGTCACGTCCATGATCGAAGTTCGTGGTGCGGGCAGCATGGGCGACTCCATCCAGCCGGTGAACGGGTTCAGCGTTGGCGCAGATGTCAAAGAAGCGTTAGCGCTGGAGCGCACGGCGTTTGAGAACGCCAGCGGCTGGAACCAGATCAGTCGTGGCCAGACGACGGGCGAGTCGGGGCGTGCCATCATTGCCACCCGTGAGCAGCTGGAGCGCGTCTTCTCGCCCGTCATCGCCGCGATGGCGATGGCGTTTACGGACTGGGCGAAGGTGACGTTGGCCGGGATGGCGTGGGGCTACGACGTGCCCCGCTCGCTGGGCGCGGTAGGCAAGGGCCGACCGGATCTGGCCCGTGCGATCAGTGCCAGCGACTTTGACGGGCAGTCCGACGTGAAGGTCGAACCGGCGTCGATGATGCCGATGCCGATGGCGTTCCGGCTGTATCTGCTGGACAACTGGCTGCAGACCGGCGTCATCGACCTGAAGGAATACCGCCGTCGCCAGATGTTTGCGATGGCCAAGGACATCCAGTCCCCGGATGAGGATCAGGAAGCCCGTGCCAAGCGGGTGGCGGATGCCCTGCGCATGGGCACCCCGATCCCCGAGATCCGGTGGCAGGACAACGAAGCGATTCATCAGGACGTGCTGGAGCGGGAGATCCTGCTTCAGGACGACCTTGATCCCCAGATCATTGCGATGGCCCAAGAACGGTGGACCGCCTTGGCCAATCAAGCAATGCAGAAGCAGGGAGGACCGCCGGGGGCACCCCCGATGGGCGGTCCCCCTCCGGGTGCTGGACCGGAAAGCGGACCTCCCGCTGCCAGCGTGCCAAATATGCCACCGAGCCAGCTACCGCTCGCCGCCAGCAATCCGCCGATAGGCGTCGCGCCTTTGATGCAGCAGTCATTGGCAGGCGTCCCAGACGCGGAAGCCGCCGCACGGCAAGCCGATATACTGTCTCGCCAGCAATAAGGAGTTGCTATGACTGCCCCGGTAATCGACATCGCGGACGTAATGAACGAGGCTGTCGCCGCCGCCCTCCCTGCCGCCCCTGAAGCCGTCGCCCCAGACGAAGGCGCAGAGACGCTGGACGACACGGCAGCGGACGACAGCGAAGCGGACGCCGCGCCAGAAGACGCCCCGGAAGAAACCGCCGCGCCTGCAGAAGGTGAGGCAGAGGATGCCCCAGCCGAGGAGGAAGCGCCGGTCGAGCTTCCAGACGGGCTGGTAGCGGTGCCTACCGTCACGGACGGATTGGCCACGGAGTTCATCCTCCGCGACGAGCATGGGGAGATCGAAGTCCCGGCGTTGATTGTCGAGTACAAGGCCAACGGGAAGGTGCGTCAGGACCGGCTAGACCAAGTGGTGAAGCTCGCCCAGTGGGGCGTGTACAACCATGAGCGGCAGCAGCAGGTCGAAGCGGAAGTCGAGCAGCAGATCGCGCAGTACCAGCAGCTGCTGGAGCAGCGCGAAGCGCAGATGGAGCGGATGCTGACGGACGAAGAGTTCCGGGAGCGGGTCTACGAGTCGTACCTAACCGAGACCTCCCCGGAGCGTCGGGCTGAACGGGCCGAGCAGGCTGTGGAAAACTTGCGCGTTCAGCAGCAGTTAGAGAGTATTACCAGTAGTGGGGACCAGTTCTACAACCAAGAAGTCGTCCCAGCCATTCGCATGATTGTGAATGCACTGCCCACGATTTCTTCGGACGAGCTGGAATCCAAGCTAGAGATGGCCCTACAAGCGCACGCGGAACTGGCACCTAACGGTGTCCCCTATGTCTCCCCGTCACGCTACGATGCCATCCGCAAGTACATCCTCGAAGATCTGGCGCTCTGGGCGCAAGCTGCCCATGCCCGTCGCGTCCAGCCAGCACAGGCTGCCAAAGCCAACGCTGAACTGGAACGGGCACAGGTAGAAGCGCAGAAGGCGAAGCGTATGGTTGGCCAGAAGCTCAAGCCGGTAGGATCGGCGGGCGCTTCCCCGGATCGACCAAAAGCCGCCCCCAAAACGTCAACTGTCGATGATGCCGTGGATAGCGCACTGCAATCAGTGCTTTCGTCGATGCGTAACTAACAAGACTTAGGAGGCGATCATGCCAAATCCGACCGTAATTACGGACGCGGAACTGACGGGCCTACTCAAGAACGTGTATGCCCAGTTCCGTGAGAAGGTGCAGAACCTGACCACGCCGCTGCTCGCGCAGCTCCAGAAGGGGAAGGCGGGTGGCCCGCGCAATATGCGCTGGGGTGGTAACAACGTGTTCTTCGACGTGGTGGTGGGTCGCCCGTCGGGTGCCACGTTCTCGCAGAGCGGGTACTTCCCGCCCGACACGACCGCCCGCGAAGTGCAGGCGAACGTCGGTGTTGTTCGTGCCTACACGACCCGTCAGATCGACGGCCTCGCGTTTGTCGGCACGCAGTCCAAGGATGCGGCCTTCACCACCATCGCCACCAAGACGATGGAGGAAATCAAGTCCGCTTCCACGCTGCTCATGCAGCAGGCCCTGCACAACAAGACCGACGGTGTCGTCGCGCTGGTTGGCACGGTCACCAGCACCACGGAGATCATCGTCTCCTCGCCGTATGGCATCTCTGGCGCGGGGCAGGGTGGCCTGCTCCTCTCCATCGGGGACTACATCGCCGTCCTCGACACGTCGTCGTCGGACGCCGTGCTGGGTCGCGCCCAGATCACCAACATCGTCAACAGCGGCGACAACGCCACGCTGACGCTGTCGGCTGCCGTCTCTGGCATGGCCGCGACGGACAAGATCGTGAAGGCGACGACGAGCGATACGTCGTTCAACGCCGCGATGAACGGTCTGGTCAACATCACCAACCGTGGGGGCAGCTACGCCAGCCTCCACAACATTTCCGCCAGCACCTACGGCATTTGGGATGCGACGCGGATGGTGGCGGGGACGGATACGCCGGACGTGAACCAGCCGACCGAGTCGGACATCTGGGATCTCATCCAGCGCATCAACGGGCGCTCTGGCAAGGATGCCATGACCCGTCCGCAGGACTTCTTCATGCTGACGACTCCGGGTGTTGGCAAGAAGATCATGGAGTCGATGGCCGCGCAGCGCCGGTTCACCGCTGGCGAGTTTGCCACCACGATCAAGGGCGGTTACAAGGCCGTCGAGATCTGCGGCATCAAGTGCCACCTCGACTACTACGTCCCGGCTGGCACGATCTATCTCCTCCACCTCCCGTCGCTGGCGTGGGTGGACGCGAAGGATTGGGGCTTCGTCGAGTTCGAGGGTGCGGGTCCGTGGCGTTGGATTCAGGGCCGCGATGCCTTCGAGACCACCTACGGGTGGTACGGCAACATGGCCTGCTTGGCGCGTAACGCGCACGGCATCATCACGGGCTACACGGACACCGTCCGCTACAGCCACGTCTCCTAAGGAAGCTGGGGGGTGGTGGGCAACTGCCACCCCCCTCTTCCCCACCCTCTGAGCGGAGATCTCCATGAGTGTAGGCAATAGCTTTGCCCCGCTGCCGGGACGGTTTGGGGTGCTTCCCAACCTCCTCGTCGGGCGGTGCGACGCGGCCATTGGCAACAACACGACGACGACCTACAGCTTTGGTGGGCATCCGGCGACGTGTGTGATCAATCGGGCCGTGGTATCGGCAGGCACAGTCCCGGCTTCAACCAGTGGCACCATCCTTGGCGTGCTGCAGAAGTACGATGCGTCGGCTGATGCGGCGGTCGTGCTGACTGGCAACGTGGATCTGGAGGCGCTGACGGCTTACGAAGGGACCGCCGTCTCGCTCCTGACCACGCTGACAGACGCGCAGAAGACGCTGGACGTGGGCGATACGGTGCGTTTCGTGGTCACCACGAACAACACGGTCACCACGGCGGCGGTCGATCTGACGGTCAACGTCGAGTTGCTGGTGCAGAACTGATGACCTCCCCGGTGGTGCTGAATCACCGGGGCACCCCGGAGCCGTCGTCTGACATCCAGCGGCGGCTCGCGGCGGTGCATCCCCGCCTGTCCCTCAAATACATCGACGGGGCCGATCAGCACTGGGCCATCACCATGCGCTGGGACGACCACGACCCGCGCTGGGGCATGGTGCAGTCGCAGGAGTTAGACCCGAATCGCAGCATGGACATCATTGGTTACTTGCCAATGGACTGTGGCGCAGAAGAAGCGCCGTCGTATCTGGGCCGTGCGCTGCGGCAGTACCCGAAGGATGACGTGCAGCAGTTGGCTGACCGTGTCCTTACGTTCAACGAGACAGTGCCAATGGCTGATGCGGTAAACGCCGCCATCGCCGAAGTGCTAGACAACCCCGACCCGTCTGGCACAGCCAAGCGGCGAGGCCGGTCCCCGAAAGGCAAAAGCTAAGGAGTTGTCATGCCCAGCGTGACGGTTACGGACCTGATTGAGCAGACCCGCGAATACATGGACGCGGTAGGGTCCACGCGCTGGTCTGACAACGCCATCAAGACGGTGCTGGCATCGGTGTACGACGAAGAGTGGTCGAACATCCTGAACGCCGCCCCGTACTACACGTTTCAGCAACTGACGCTCACCACCGATGCCAACGGGCAGATCCCGTTCAGTAGCCTGAACACGGGCGGTGGCGACAGTCAGCAGAACTTCTATCGCCTCCTGTCGGTCAGCGACGGCAACGTCCTGTACGACGAGACGCAGTTCCAGTACGTCCCGCTGGCCACCACCACGAACTATCTGCCGACGTATCCCCGCCTGTACTATCTGGTGGGTGAGGCGGTGCAGATCCTCCCCGTGGCGAGCGGCACGTCGCTCTACATCGCCGTCAACTACAAGCCCACGGCGCTAAACGATTTGTCGTCCAACAGTGCGACGATCACGTTCCCGGCGAACAGTCAGGGCATCATCGTGTCGTCGGCAGCGGCCAAGCTCCTGCTCAAGGGCGGGGCTGAGGTTGGCGCTGCGAACAACTTTCGCGCCTTGGCCAACGAAGAGCGCCAGTCGCTGCTGGACGATCTCCGCCGTCGCACGATCAACCCGACGCGCATGGCGTACCCGGACCAGAAGTATGACTGGAGCGGCGGCTAATGGCGGGAGGCCAGCGTCTCCAAGACCAGCAGCCGAAAATGGACGGCGGGCTGAACGATGTCTCCGACGACATCGCCCTGCTGCCCAACCAGTTGCGTCGGGCGATTAACGCCCGATTGACGGACTACGGCGCGGCCACCAAGCGCGGAGGCACACGGCGCACCAGCAGCAACGTCTTGGCTGCGTTCCCTGTGCTGAACGGCTTCACATGGACGAAGGACGCCGGGACGCAAGAGATCCTCGCCGTGTGCAACGGGACGCTGCGGACGACGACCTACGGGGCGTTCCCGTGGACGTGGGCCTCACGCACCGGCACGTTGTCCACGACGGTGTTCCCCACGTTTGCCAACTTCCGGGATGCGGGTGGCAGCGATGTGGTGTACATCGCGGACGGCGGGTTGCTCAACAAGTGGAACGGCACGACGCTGACCACGAACATCGTTGGCACGGAATCCGTCCAGCGCATTGCGGTCCACAACGAACGGCTCTGGGGGTTAGGGAATAGCACCTACCCGGAGAGCGTGTTCTACTCCGATCTCAATAACGGCGATACGCTGGGCAACGGCGCATCCGGCGGTGGGCAGATTATCGTCCGCACCTTTGGCGATGAGCAGCTGGTTGGACTGGCGAGTGTGAACACCTCGCTCCTGCTATTCCATCGCCGGGGTATCTCGCGCATCACGGGTTACGGGCAGGACGACATTACGGTCGCGCCCCAAGCCGTGACCGCCGACGTTGGCACCATTGCCGCTGGCAGCATCGTGGCGTCTGGTAATGTGGCGTTCTTCATCTCGGAGCGCGGGCTGTACCGCTGCAACGAAGCGGAAGTCGCACCCGTGGGGACGGCAGAGACACCCGATCCCCTGCTGCCGATCATTCGCCAGTTGTCCGACGCGCAGTTCGATAACATCCGGGCCGTGCTGAATCGGGGTACCAAGGAGTTGTGGGTGACGATGCCGGGGTTTGGCTGCTACGTCTACCACACCGTGCTGAACGCATGGGCTGGTCCGTGGGACGGCGGGTACATCGACCCGGACACGACCTGCCTCTTCGAGACGCTGAACGACGAAGGGCTGCCGGTCATCCTCAAGGGTGATGCCAGTGGCTGGGTCACACTCTGTGATGCGCCTGCCGTGTTTGTGGATAACGCCGCAGCGGATGCGACAGGAGGGAATAGCTACGCCCTGACGGTGCAGCTCCACCGGCTCTACTGCGGGGACGATGCGCTGGCCAAGTCGCTGCGCTTCGGCTATCTCACGGCCCAGCTCAAGGGATCGAACCAGACCCGTGTCGAGTGGAGTACCGGCGATGCGTTTGGGTCGTGGAGTCTGCCGCCGTCGTATGACGAGACGTGGGGTGGCGCGGGGACCGTGTGGGGCACCGGCACATGGGGTGGGGCAGGCAGTCAGTCGTACAAGATCCAGATGGGCGGGACCGGCTACTACGTCGATGTGTCGATCATCGACTCTGGTGCGGCCTTGCCCGTCTTCTCGCGCTTCACGTTGGAAGCCTTTGAACTGAGTCGGAGGTAGGCGATGGCCACAACCGTTGGACAACATTCGGTTGCCACGTTCACCAGTCCCGTCAACGGCACGACGCCGATTGATGCGAACACGGTGCGCGGCAACGACAATACGATGCGGACGGCGTATGTCGATCACGACGCCGATCCCGGCATCCACGTCCAGTCCTCCACCCTCGCCTCGCGTCCCGTGGCAGGGACGGCAGGGCGCAAGTGGATCACGGAGGATTCCGGCGTCTACACGCTCTGGTTCGACGACGGGAGCAACTGGCATCCGGTGTCCAGCGAGAACGTCGCGCTGACCGTACTGGCCACACAGGCGCTGAACAAGGGCGATGTGGTCAAGGTCGTCGGCTGGAACAACGGACAAGATCTCCCCGAAGTGGCGAAGGTCGCCAGCAGCAGCGACATCGCCTTTGCCGTGATGTCGGCCAACGCGACCATCAACACGATGGGGTACGCGGTCAACACGGGTATCCTGCAAGACGTGGCGACGAACACGTTCAGTGTGGGCGACATCCTGTATCCCAACACGTCGGGCGGGTTCACGGCGACCAAGCCGACCAGTGGCATCTATCAGCCGGTGGCGTTTGTGTTGCGGTCGAACGCCAGCAACGGCGTGATCTATGTGGAGTTCAGCGCCCCGCGCATTGTGGAGCGGTCGGACAACACGGCGTCCACGCTGGTGCTGCGGGATGCGTCCGGCAACTTCTCGGCAGGCACCATCACGGCCAGCCTGACGGGCAGCATCTCGGGCAACGCCGCCACGGCCACGGCGCTCCAGACGGCACGGAACATCAACGGCGTCAGCTTCAACGGCACGGCGGACATCACGGTCACGGCGGCAGCAGGGACGCTGACGGGCAGCACGCTGGCGTCGGGCGTCACGGCGTCGTCGTTGACCAGCATCGGCACGTTGTCGAGCCTGACGGTGAGCGGCGATCTGACGGTGGACACGTCTACGCTCAAGGTCGATAGCGCAAACAATCGGGTAGGTGTTGGGACGGCGAGTCCGTTAGCGCAGTTCCATGTCAAAGGCGCAACAGACAAGAACGTCTATGTGGTGCGTCGTACAAGTCCGGTTGATGAAATGCGCGTTGAGTCTATCAATGACGCAGAAAGCGCCTATACGCAGCTTGCTATCACTGGCAGCCCGCTGTTATTCCGTGTTGCTGGCGGCGCAGAGGCTGGGCGCTTTGATGCGACAGGGCTTGGCGTGGGGACGACCCCGTCCTACAAGCTGCATGTGAAGGCAGCGACCGACGAGAACGTCGGCATCCTGTCGGCGGCGACTGGCGATCTTCGCCTCTTGGCGATCAACGACGCCGGGAGCGCCACGGTGCAGTTGTCGATCCAAGGCTCGCCGCTGCTGTTCCGTGGTGCGGGTGGTGCCATTCGAGCCACGCTGGATGCCAGCGGCAACCTCGGCCTCGGGGTGACGCCGAGTGCGTGGTCGGCATCGTTTAAGGCAATTCAGAACGGTAACTCTGGCTGGATGAGCCGCACGTCGTCAGACGATATGTATCTGACGGGCAATGCCTACTTCGACGGTAGCTGGAAGTATATATACTCGGCCTACGCGACCCGTTACGAGCAAGGCACCGGCGCTCATAAGTGGTTCACCGCCCCCTCCGGCACCGCTGGCAACGCGATCACGTTCACGCAGGCGATGACGCTGGATGCGAGCGGCACGTTGACCGTCAAGGGCATCGGCGCTGGCAACGGCAACCTGATCTTCGACGACACCGGCACCGCCATCGTCTCGGCGCAAGGTAGCGGGGCGTCGGCGCTGACGTTGAACGGGCGCAATATCATCACGTTCACCACGGGCGGGACGCCATCAGGCGGCACCGAACGCGCTCGCTTCACGTCGGGTGGGTACTTCAAGGCGTCGGATAACGGCACGTATATCGGATCGACAGGCACGTACCATGAACTTTCTAACTCAGCAAATGATGTTGGGTTAGCAATCCTTAACAGCAATGCGTCGTTTACCTCTGCTGTCGCACTGATACGCGCAAGTCGCGCGGCGTCCGGGGCGTTCAATTTAATTTCGGCGCAGTCAAATCTCGTCGAACAATTTGTCGTCAGCGGTTCCGGTATCATCTACGCGCAGAACACCACGGTGCAGTCGGTGTCTGACGCACGGCTGAAGGAGAACGTCCGCAACGCGACGGAAGGGCTGGCGATCATCAACGCGCTGCGTCCGGTCCGATATGACTGGAAGGCTGGGCACGGCAACGACCGCACGAACCAACTGGGCTTTATCGCACAGGAAGTTGAGGCCGTGTTTGCGGATGCGGTCAGCGAGTGGAAGATGGGCGAGGAGATTTATAAGACGGTTGGCCCCGGCGCATTGATCCCGGTGCTGGTCAACGCAATCAAGGAACTCAGCAGCCGCGTGGCGGCACTGGAGGCACAGTAACATGGCAACCCCCGTCACCATCTCGACCGCCGTCATCAACTACACCAGCGGCACGACCGACTGCCAGTGCAGCATAGAGACGCAGGTCTTGAGCATCGGCACGACCTACGTCGGCACGTCCGTCTCGCTGCTGTCGGCGGACCTTGCGCCGGATTGGACCGACGACCAGCTCTGCGAAGCCGTTGCGCTGAAGCTGAACGTCCTTGCCAGCGATGTCAGTGTCGCCACGCCACCGGCTCCGGCTGATGCCTAAGCGCAAAGTCGCGTTCTGGCGGAAGCCTGCGCCAGAGGGGGAGAAGCCCACGAAGCTCTCCCCCAAGTCCAAGGCGAAGGCGAAGGCGCGAGCGAAAGCGGCAGGCCGACCCTATCCGAATCTGGTCGATAATGCCGCAGCGGCTCGCAAGCAGTCTGGCTACTAACTTTCCTCTCTCCCTCTCTCTTATGTCGAGCAACGTGAAGCCGGTCGGTGCTGCCGTACAGGTCTTGATCAATCAGGTCATGGGTCGCCTCAACGCCGAAGTGGAGCAGCTGGCTGCCGTGGCGCTAAAGGACGCAGGGCTTGATCCGGCAGAAGGATGGCGCTTCGACTTCTTCAACGCGCAGTACGTCCAACAGGAACCGGCCTCTGAGGCCAAGGAGTAACGATGGCGAAGAAGCGTGGCGGGTTGGCAGGAATCTGGGATCGCAACAAGGGTGTGATTAAGAAGGTCGCTCCCGCTGCGCTCTCGTTCATTCCCGGCATTGGCGTTCCGCTGGCTGCTGCTGCTGGGGCGGCGATGGAAGGGCTAGATCGTCCGGGGCAGTCTGGGATTGGCCTTGATGTTGGTGGCGCAATCAAAGGCGGGATAAGCGGCTACGGAATTGGCAAGGGTACCCAGATGGCCGCTGGTGGGATTAAGAACCTGCTGACAGCTGGGGCCAAGCCGATTAGCCCCGTCAACATCCAGCCGGGACTGACGCCGGGAGCCGAGCCGTCTATCGCTGCACCGAAGATGGGGACGCAACTCACGTCGAGCGCAGCGCGTGGGTCGATGCCGTCTGTTGGTGGCCCGTCAATGGCTGACGTGACGATTAGCCCAGATCGCGCGTTCAGCATGGGTGGCACATCCTCATTGCCAATGAAGACGGGGATGGACATGGCCTCCGTGCCAAACCTCCCCGGCGAAGGCGGTGGCGTTCGTGGTCTGCTTACCGGCGCTGGCAAAGCGGCTGGCAAAGCCAATCAGTTCTTCAAGGACAACAAGGATCTGATTGCGATGGCTGGCAAGTACGTCATGGGTGACCCCAGCGAAGAAGCCGCCATGATGAACGCCGAGACGGCCCGTCAGCGGCTGGATATGGAGCGGACAGAGATGGAACGGCAGCGCAAGGACGAAGAAGAGCGGCGTCGGCGCATCGCAGAATTGCTGATGCCGTATGCCCAGCAGCAGTTCCCCCAGTACTTCGGCGGACGGTAACGAGAACTTATGGCCACCTACAATACCGCATTCGGCAGCCTTCCCGGCTACAACGAACAGTTGGGCACTACCAATACGACGGGTGGTGGCCAGCAGCAGACGTATAACCCGCAGGCGCAGCAGCGCCAAACGCGCCGCCAGCAGTACGGGGGCGGGTATCAGACCTTTTCCCAAATGCAGCAGCAGGGATACCCGCGTCCTGCGCGTCCTCCCCAGCAAGAGCGAGCCGCCCTTCCGCAAGGACAGAGCGGTGCGGCTGGCATTCAGGCAATGGATGGGCAGGTGCAGTACTATCGGCAGTCAGAAGAACCACCATCGTCTAATGTTGCCGATCAGTTTAAGGCGCAGTTGCAGCGCAACCTGCAAGGGTTCATGGCTGCGCCGTCGCGCTACGGCACCGAAGAATTCCAGCAGGTCCGTGGCGCACAGGCCGCCAATCTACAAGCGGAGTATCAGGGGCAGCAGCAGGCGCTGAACGAAGAGCTGGCCCGTCGCGGCTTGTCGGCTTCGTCTATTGGCGGTGGTCGCATGGGCGATCTGGCGGGGCAGCAGGCCCGTGCGTTGTCCACGCTGGATGCCAACTTGTTGCGGGAGTTTGCCACGACGCAGGCGGCAGATCGGTTGTCTGCATTGCAGGAAGCCTCGAAGTACATGTCGCAAGAACAGCTCAATGAGTTGAAGATGGGCGAGCTGACTGGCATGTTCGGCGGGCAGGCTACGCTTGCAGCGCAAGAAGCAGAGAACCAGCGGAAGTTGCAAGAAGCGGCGTTGACTGGCACTTACGGTGGAGGCAAGACGCTGGCCGCTGAAGAGCAGGCCGCAGCGCGTGAACTGGCGATTGCTGGCCTGACTGGTCAATACAAGGGTCAGCAGACGCAGGCGGCCAAGCAGTTCGACATTGAGCAGGCACTTAAGGAAAAGCTGGGTCTTGGCGGGCTGTCGCTTGAACAACAGAAGATCAACGAGCAGGCGCGTCAGTTTGGATTGACGCTGGACGAACAGAAGGCGTCACGGCTTCAGCAGTATGGATTGTCGGTGCAAGACCTTGGCCTCAAGGCGCAGCAGCTTAAGCAGGAAGCGGAGCTGCAAGGCCGGCAGATGTCGATCACCGAAGCGCAGTACATTGCGCAAAACAAGCTGGAAGCGGATAAGCTTCGTCAGCAGGCAACGGAGTTTGGCCTGACGTTGGATGAGCAGAAGGCTGGCCGTTTGCAGCAGTACGACATTTCGTCCAAGGATCTGGCGCTGAAGACCATGCAGGTGCAGCAGCAAAACCGCTCGCTGGATTTGCAGGAAGCGCAGAACCTTGCACAGAACGAGTTGGAAAAGCAGAAGATCAAGCAGCAGGGTGAGCAGTTCGGCCTTTCGCTGGATGAGCAGAAAGCCGCACGGATGCAGCAAAACGGGTTTACGATTCAGGAGCTGGCGCTCAAGACCAAGGAAGTCGAGAATCAGGCCAAGCTTGAAGGGCGGCGTTTGGACCTGACGGAAGCTCAGAACCTTGCGCTGAATACGCTGGAGCGTGATAAGCTCAACGCGGACAAGGATTACCGCGCACAGCAGCTTGGGCTGAACCGTGACGAGCTGAATCTGAAGGCCGATCAGATTAAGCAGGAATTTGGCTTGCGCGGTCAGGAGATCGACAACGAAAAGGCGTATCGGGAAGCGGAAATCCAGACGCGCACCACGCAGATCGCCAATGAGTTCTTGCGGTCTGGCCAGCAAATCACGCTAGATGAAGCGCGGTTGAAGGCGCAGCAGGACATGGCGGCGCTGGACAACAAGGCGCAGATGGAGCGTCTTGATAAGCAGCTAAAGGAGCAGGGCCGTCAGTTCGATCTGGAGAATCAGCTCAAGAAGATTCTTGGGATGTCTGAAGTGTCTGGCTATGTCTATGATCCAGAGACGGGCAAGCGCACGACGGCAGAGACGGTGCAGGGTCAGGTGGCGCGGAACCAGATGATGTTGCAGCTGGCGCAGATCCTCCAGAACAGCGATCTGGCGAATGCGTTCAAGAACTTCAGCACGACGCAGCCACCATACACTACAAAGCCGCCAACCAACACCTCGCAGCCGCCGGTTACGACGACGCCGCCGATCACGGGGCAGACGACGACCACGCCACCGACGACAAGCACCGTGTCCCCGTGGAGCAACTGGGCACCACAGCTTGACGCCAACGGGTATCTTACCAAGGCCAGTGCGATGGGCACGCCTATGGAAAGCGTGTTTGATACGCCAAAGACTGGGGTGCGGTATAAGATTGGCGGGTACGGCGTGTTCTATGATGGGACGGGCTGGAAGGTTACCCCACTGGTTGATTAATCCCCGATGGCCGCGACGATCTTCGTCAATATCCCCTCCTACATGGATGGAGAGCTACCCTTCACGATTGGGACGCTCTTCACCCATGCGGCAAAGCCAGAGCGTGTGCATGTCTCCATTGTCGATCAGTGTGAGATCGGCAAGGAGCTGCACACGACGCTGGCCCCGTTCGCTCATGCGATTACCTATCTGGCGCTCGACTACCGGCAAGCGCGTGGCGTCTGCTTCGCTCGGGCGCTCGGGGCACAGGCGTATCGGGGCGAGGATATCTATCTCCAGCTTGACGCGCACACCTATGCCACACCGGGGTGGGATAACTGGGTAGAGACGCTGATGGCAAACGCCCCAACGGATCGGTGCATCTATTCGTCCTACCCTGCTCCGTATACCAGAACCAACACTGGCGTAGACCTAGATTTTACGGGCGGGGGCGGGGTGGTCGCAAATGCCGTCAACAAGGATTCCGTGTTTGAGGACGGGAAGTGGACGCTCTGGTATCATGGCGAATACTGTGGCGTAGATCAGCCGGTACGCGGGCATTATCTCGCCGCTGGGCTAGTGATTGCGCCGGGACGGGTCGTTATGGATGTGCCGCACGATCCGCTGCTTTACTTCTACGGGGAAGAACAAGCGTGGTCGGTCAGGCTCTACACGCACGGGTATGACTTGTGGCATCCAGTGCAGCCCCCGTTCTACCATCTGTACAACAACGTTGAGCAGAGCATCCGTCCGACGCAGTGGAACGCCGAACATGATACCCAGCGCAAGACCCGCTGGTGGCAGTATGAAGCCTTGTCTGTCGAACGCCAGAAGGCGCTCTACACGGGCGAGTCGTTAGGCATCTTTGGGCTGGGCAACCAGCGGACGTTGCAGGACTTTGCCGAGTTTTCTGGCGTGAATTATCTCACCCGCACCGTGGCACCTCGGGCCTATGGTGTGCAATACCTTCCGGTTCAGTAAGGAGACGACACGATGGCACGAGGATTCAACGCCCTGCGAGCCGCCCTTGGGGCCGTCACGGGCGTGGCCGAAGGATTGCAGCAGCGGGAGCTGTTGGCAGCGCAAAAGGAAAAAGAGCGGAAAGCGTTTGAGCGGCAGGAAAAGCTCGACGCGCAATCGCTCGCCATGCAGCTGGCGGGACTTCAGGCGCAGGGGTGGAAGACCGGCGAGCAAATCGCCGCTCCGCAGGCGGAGGCGCGGAAAGCGATTAGCGACCTTGCGTTCTCCGCGATGCCGACCGCTTCGGGGGTCGCTCCGGCAACTCCCGCCACAAAGAGTGGCATCGACGCACTGAGTCGCGGGTACGCTGCGCCTCAGCGGTCGATCACGATGGGCGGACAGAAGCTCGTTCTCCCGGAAACGGAAGATGAGGCGCGGGAGCGCACCACGATGGCAGCGGTGCTGCGCGCGGCAGAAAAAGACAAGGCCGAGCGCGGACGCGTTACGGATCTCGTAGAGAACGCGCGCAAGGGTGGGCGGAATTCTCGTGCGGCGGCAGAGTTGCTGGCGACGAACCCTGACGCCTACAACCGGATCTACCCAGAAGCGCCGCGCCTTACTGCTGGCCAGATGGCGGACGAGCGCAAGGAAAAGTCGGAAGCGGAGGCGTGGTTTAACAGCTTGCGCGGGACGAAGACGCCGGAGGCGTACGAGGCGATGCAGACGTTTGACAAGCTGCGCCAAGGAAACGCCAAGGCTCCGGCGCGCGAATTGATCCTTGCGACGTATCGCGCATCGAAGGGTCGCGCCGAGATGGACTACACTCGCGCGCAGACCAAGAAGGCGACGGAGCAGGCGGCTGGCGGGATGGGCGGGATGCTTGGAGCATTTTCCGCTCCAGTGTCTCCGCAGGATAAGATTGCCATGCAGGCGGCTTTGTGGGATAAGATTAAATCAGAAAACCCCACGATGGACGACGATGCAATCACGGCGCGGGTGCGGCAGGAGATCCCGTAAATGCCAAACCCGTTCCGCACCCAACAACCGGCAAGCGGCGGGAACCCGTTTCGGAAAGCCAGTGGCAATCCGTTTCGTCAAGCGGAAACCTCCGAAGAGCCGTCCGAACTCGAAAAACTCGGCGCGGTCGCCCTCGGCGTCCCGGCAACGATCAACACAGCGGTCGCTTCGACGCTGGGGAAGCTCAGTCGCGTCCCGACACTGGGGCGCGACAACCCCGTGTCGCGCTTCTTTACGCAGGTCGAGGAGGGTGGACGAGAAGTTTTCCGTCCATCCGACAAGCGTCTTAGCCCTGCGTTTGAAGCCAGCGAGATGGTCGGGCGCGTCCCGTTAGAAATCGGCAAATACATGGCCGCTGGCGGTCCTCTTGGGTCGGCGGTATTGGGAGGTGCGGAAGCCATCGGCGCGCGCCCTGAAGAGTCGGAAGCGGCCTTCGCGTCACAGATCGCCGGGAAGCTTGGGGCAACGCGGATGCAGCGGGCACTGGAAAGCGCTTCGCAGACGGCAGGCGGTCGTGCGCTAGTCTCGACGGTGATGTCGGCAGTGCCAGACATCGCGATGCAGGGCGCATCGAAGGCGCTGACCAAATACCGGAACCGGCCTACGGCAGCGGCTCCTACGCCGTCTGCTGCCCCGACACGTCCTGCGACGGCCACGGCTGCCGCTGAGGAAGCAGGCGAGCAGCTGGAGATGCCGTTGGGTGTCCCGCGCATCCCCGAGCAGTCGCTGCAGCCGACTACTATGCCAGCGGCTACGCGCCGTCAGCAGCCGTTGACGCAGCCGTCTGAGATTGACGGGTACTTCAACTTCAAGACGTTTAGCGACGATCCAATCGTCCAAGATCGCATGAAGGCGGCGACGAGCAAGTTCGTGTCAGAGGTTGAAACACCGCTGCGGGTCACCGCATCGGACAAGGCGCAGGGATTGTTCCCGGGTAAAAAAGTAGGCGACCTCATCAATAGCGAGTCGTTCGATGAGGTGCGCCAGAAGGTGGCAAGCGATCTTGGCTTAAACCCGACGGAGCTAGTCGAGCGGTCAGCAAAAGGCGAACGGCTGGATCGGTTCGATCTTCTGCGCGTCCGTACGGCGGTCAACGATGTGCTGGCCGAAGAAGATGCGCTCCTTAAACTCGACCCTCGTTCGCTCACGGAAGACGAGGCCGCGAAGGTCAATTTCCGCCTGAGCCAACTTGAGCAAGAGCGGAACGCCCTGCTCGACACGTTTACCACACAACGCACCGGCACGGGCCGGGACTTGGCGGCGCTCAAGATTACGGCGCTTCGCACCGCCGATCCGGTGGCATGGCTGGCCCGGGCGCAGAAGTTGGCGCAGCGCCCACTGTCTGACGCCGAGCGGAAGCTCATCGTAGACGCGGCCAACATGAAAGACTTGGACGCGCTGGGACAAATCGCCAACGATCTGACCAAAGCGACGGGGCGCGAGAAGTTCAATGCGCTCTATAAGTCGGGTCTCCTGAGCGCACCGAGGACGTTTGCGTCGAACGTCTTGGGCAACATCACGATGGCTGGGCTGGAAACGGCCAAAGAATATCCGGCGATGTTCTTTGATCGCATCTTGTCGGCATGGACAAAAACCCACACTAAGTCAGTGGGGGCGCTTGACCCACGCAATATGGCGCGGGTGAGTTTTGTCGGGGCCAAGAAAGGGACCGATGATTTTCTGAAAATTATGCGCGGGAAGCGGCCAACCAACATTAACGCCGATCTCCCACGTGAGGTGAAGTTTGAGACCCCGTTCCTTGACTGGTACACTAAAACGATTGGGCGGGGCCTAAACGCGACGGACGCCATGTTCAAGAACGTGGCGATTGCCCGTTCGCTGGACGAGCAGGCGCGGGTAATAGCGCAGGCGGAAAATTTGTCTGGCGATGCTTTTACGCAGCGTGTCGATGAACTGCTCCTCCGCCCGACGGACGAGATGGGGATGCGCGCGGTGGCTGATGCGGAGATCGCGACGTTCCAAGAGTCCAGCGCTATCTCCAAAGGCGTCGAAGACTTGGCCAAGATGCTAGGTCCAGTTGGCGACGTGTTGATCCCGTTCCGCAGGACCCCAGCCAACATCGCCAAGCGGATTTACGAGTACAGCCCGTTAGGGGTGGCCTCGCAGTTGAAGCGCGCCTCAAACATCCTGCTGAAGCGGGATGCCTCAGAGCAGCGCGAGTTTGTCAATGCGCTGGGGCGTATCAGCGTCGGGTCTGGAGCTATCGCACTGGGGTACACGCTGGCCAGCCAAGGGCGCATGACGGGCTTCTTCCCGCCAAACCAGCGCGAGCGTGATGCGTGGGAAGAGCAGGGAAAGCTGGAAGGCGCAATTAAGGTCAACGACCGCTCTCCGTGGGTGCAGATCAACAAGTATTCCCCGCTTGGGAACTTGATGCAGATCGGCGCACAGATGTACAACATGGATCAGGATTTGGACGTTACGCCCGGGCAGCAAGTTTTTGGGGCACTTACGGCCCCACTCAAGTCCGTGGCGGAACTGCCCATGGTCGCCAACGTCAAAGACCTGACCGAAGCGCTGCAGCGCGCCGGAACACCGGAAAGTGGCGATGCAGCGCTCAAGGTCATTGGACGGTCGGCTGCTGGCGCGTTGCCGTTTTCGGGGCTTCTGCGCGGGATCGCTGGCGGAGTAGACCCATTGGCCCGGGAAACTCGCTCCCCGCGTGTTGGCGAGTCAATCCAGAACCAAGTGCTCAACGTGGTTCCCTTCGCCTCCCGCTCACTCCCGGCCAAGGTCGATCCGCTGGGACGACCGGCAGAGCGTCCGTTCGGCGTGCTGGGGTCCATGTTTGTCCCGTCGCAGGTCCGGGACGATCTGACCCAGCAGGACTTTGTCCGCAAGGAACTGGAGCGCACCGGCGCAGTGGTCGGGCGTATCCAGCGGGCCGGGGACGAGACGGGACAGGAGTACGCCGCCCGGGAGATGCAGACCGGGACGGCGATCCGCAACGCCTTGGCGCGGGTCATTCTGATGGACCCGACGTACCGGCAGCTTGGGCAGATCAACCCGATCCGTGGGCGGGCGATCCTCAACGCCTACAACCAGACGTTGACACCGGACGAGCGGATAGACGTGGGGCGGATTTCCGATGACCGCATTCGCGCACGGTTGCAAGGGCAGTATCTTGAACAGCAGGCAGAACGACTGAAGGGCCAGATCACCCGGGCGACCAACAAGGGGCGCCAGAAACTTCCCAGTGCAATCCAATCGGCTATGGAGGCCATCATTCGATGACGAATGAAGCCATGTCAGCAGGGGTGGTAGGAGCAGTCAGCGCCGTCGGCACCGCACTTCTCCAAGCCACCGGCGGCGGGTCGTCGAACATGACGCTGGTCGTGCCGCTTGTCTCTGCGGTAATCGGCGGCGTCATGTCGTACGCTGTGCTGAAGACTACGGTCTCGAAGATGGAACGAGATGTCCGGGATATCCGCAAGGACATGGGTGAGATGTATGCGCTCTTGCGCGAGGCGCTGACCAAAATCGCGCACATGGAAGGGCGACTGGACAGCCAGTCGCATTAACCCCGCACCGGAGGTGATCTGTGTCTAGCTTTTTGGTGAACGCCGTCGCTCCTCTCATCGTTGGCCCGCTGACCTTCGTGGTCATGCAGGGCCTCAAGGCGCTATCGACCACGGTCGATGCTCTCCCCTCGGTTGCCAAACGCGTGGCGGTCTTTGTCATTGCGGTTGCGCTCACCGCTATCGGGGCGGCGACTGGCGTAGACTTCAACTGCAACGCCGAGACCGGGGTTAACTGCTTGCAGACCCTCGACAAAGACGCCGTGAAGGCCGTGGTCGGCGCGGCGCTGGCGTTTGTGCTGCACTACGCCAAGCAGCACAAGGGGAAGGCGTGAAGTCGCAGGTCGTCCCAGTCGCGGAGCTATTCGTCGGCTGGGTGCGCGAAACCACCGGCAAGAACGACGGGCCGTGGGTGGAAGCCATCCAGCGTACGACCGGCAACAAGAAAGGCGACCCGTGGTGCGCGAGTTTCGTGAACTTCGTGCTGGATATCGCCTTCAAGGATCTTAACCCGCTCCCGGCCACGGCGTCCTGTGACGTGCTACTGGAGCACGCACGGCGCAACAACCTGCTCACCACCACCCCAGCGCCGGGGGACGTTTTCTTGGTGATGCGCACCAAGACCGATGCCATCCACACGGGCATCGTGACCGAAGTCCTCGCAGACCGTGTCCGCACGGTCGAGGGCAACACCAACCGCGACGGCGCACGGGAAGGCAACGGCGTGTGGGCGCGAGAGCGCTTACGCGCGGGTCTGCTTTTCATCCGCGTACCAAGCTAACTCTTGACACTGACGGCACTTACGCCGCGACGATGCCTGGACAAACCGCGCTCGTTTCCCTCTGGAGACGGGCGCGTTTTGCGTAATACGACACGGACCCCTTGCGGAAACAGTCAAGCACACGTACACTGGTCCTGCGCGTCAACAACAGGGTTGGCGCGTCTACTCTGACGTGGGGATGATGCGATATGGCGATTCACAAGCTGGCAATGGGACCGATTACGCTCAACGTGGTGGCCGTCGATCAGGCCGAAGGCAATTTCGGGCCGCAGATCTGCTTTACGGGCGATGAGGGGACGCAGGTGTACGTGTCGTTGTCGTCAGCGACGTCGCAGCTGGACCGCAACAAGCTGAATTTCGAGACAGCGGTCGGTCAGCGTTTGCATTTTGAGCAGATCAAGAAGGACGGCAAGACCTTCACCAACATCAACCGAGCTGGCACCGCTGCGGCAGTGGCCGCTGCGCCAGCTGGTGCGGCTGCTGCGCCCGTTCGGACTGCGCCGCCGATGGATGTACCTGCGCTTGGCGCGATCTACGCGCACTGCGTCGATCAGGCGATGATGCAGCTGGGGACGAAGCTGGAGATGGCGGGCATCCCGTTTGACGGCGCGGTGATTCAGGCGGCGGCAGCCACGATGTTCATCAAGGCGACCCGCTGATGCGCGAAGAACACGAACAGATGGACATGATGCTGGACATGACAGGGCGCGAAGTGGTGATCCTGACTGCCTTGGCGCACATTGGCGGGGCTGTCATGGCCAAGAACTTTGCTAACATTGAGCGGCTTGTGCGCCTTCTCAACGATCAGGATGACGCCGAAGACGTGGCCGTATCTGCTATGCAGAAACTAGAAGCAGGCTTGCGTCTGGCAAAGACTATGTCTACACCAAGCAACGGGATGGTATCATGACCCTCGAACTCAATGAACTGGAACGAGCGTCGCTACTGGCGCTCGTTGGGCTGGCGGTGGCCGTCATGCAGAACGACGAGGAGAACGGGCGGGAGTTCATCACCGCCCTTTCCCAGCCCGGGATACAGGAGATCTGCAAGAGTTTGGTGGAACGCTTAAACGGTGAGAGCGCAGATGCCAACGCTGACTAACGTCCACGGGCTGCCGCAGTCCATCGTGGATGCGGTCACGAACGATCCGTATAAAGGTGGCGGGGACATCTCCGCCACCAAGCTGATCGACGCCCCGCAGATCGTGGCGTTATCCAAGCAGTACCACGCGCACCTGACCACGGATGTGTCAGACCGTATCTGGTCGCTGCTTGGGCAGGCGGTGCATACGGTCCTTGAGCGTGCGGGGCTTCGGGCGCAGGGCATGATCGCGGAGGAGCGCCTGTACGCCACGGTGAACGGGTGGACGCTGTCTGGGCAGTTCGACGTGATGGCGCTCGACACGGGCACGCTGATGGACTACAAGGTCACCACGGTTTACAAGGCCAAGGGGAACGATGCGTGGACCCGCCAGCTCAACATTCTGCGCTGGCTGGCACACCAGAACGGGCACGAGGTCAACGCGCTCCAGATCATTGCCATCTTTCGGGATTGGCGAAAGACGGAGGCCGAGCGCAACCCGGATTACCCCCGAGCGGCGATTCATGCCATCGACATTCCGGTCTGGCCGCTTGACGAGACGGAAGCGTACATCGTCGAGCGGGTCCACGGGCATCAGGCCGCGCAGGCTGGCGAGGTTGTCCCATGCACAGACGAAGAACGCTGGTATAGCGGGGACAGCTACGCGCTCGTCAAGCCCGGGAATAAGCGTGCGTTGCGGGTGCTCGCATCGCCGCCTGCTCCAGCGGACATCCCGGAAGGGTACGTCGTGCAGAAGCGGCACGGCGAATACAAGCGGTGCCAACACTACTGCGACGTGGCACCATTCTGCGAACAGTGGGAGCATACGAGCCATGCCGCGTCAGAAGAAGAGTAGCCTGATCGTGCACGAAACCCGCCACGCTGGGAATGTCCCGCACGAGATCCGGCGCGCCAAGGTGCTGGCGCTATACCAGAGCGGCCTGTCGGTTCGGGCCGTGGCTGAGGAAGTGGGCGTCACATTCCAAGCGGTCCATTCGATGTTGCAGCGCATGGGGGTCACGATGCGCCCACGAGGAGGGAACATGGGTGGCCATAGTCGGCACCGAAAATAATCCGCACGAGGGAGGGGGAAGATGCCAGCGTTGTCAATTATCCCCGCTGCGGCGGTGGCGGACCCGGACGTGACCGACACCCAGCTGCGGGTGCTGTGCGCCATCGGGACGTTTACGAACCGACTGGGGGGGAATGTATGGGCCAGCGTTGGGACGCTGGCGAAGGCGTGTCAGTTGTCCCCACGCACGATCCAACGGGCGGTCCCGGCGCTGATTGCGGCGGGATACCTGCGCCGGATGAGCCGACCGGGACGGACGCCGATCTACGAAGTGGTGCTAGAGCGATGGAGTGACGGGGTGACACAGGCGTCACCCGGGGGTGACTCCGGAGTCACCCCACCCCCGTCACTGGAGTCACCCAAACGAGAAGAAGAACGATCTACTAAACGATCAAGGAAGGACGCGCTGGGGGATCTCTTTGAGCGCCCAGACTTTCAGGCGGCAATGTACGCGATCTGGCAGTCCTACCCGCCACGCCCAGAGCCGTACAATTATGTGGCAACCCGTCGAGCGGTTGGCGAGCTGGTGCAGGACGGTGCGCCTATGGCGTTGCTGGCGACAGCGGCACGGCAATACGCGCAACACGTCCTGAGAACGCAGACCGAAAAGCGCTACGTAAAGGGAATCATTTCGTTTTTCCGTGATGGGGTGTGGGAGCAGTATGCGCAGGTGACCGTGTACGGACGTACCCGTGAGGAGTGGGCGCGGTCTGGGCAGGATGTGACCGAATTTGATCGACTGGCTTGGGAGGCCGCATGAAGCACTTTACCGACCGCATTTTTTACCTTGAGCGCACCGGCTTGGTGGTGCACATCAGCTTCCTCACGTCGGGGAACTGGGTCATGCACCTGCTGGACGACGATGGCGTCTGGTCCGTGGCGCACATCACGGAGACCTACGAGAAGCTGTACCAGATGATCCGGCGCGACGATCCGACGTGCCTGCTGCAAGAGGAATGGGACTGATGGCGCATAATCTGTCACTTCCTATACACCGGTACGTGTGGGTGCTGTCCTCCTTCGTGTTGAAGTCCGACGAGCCAGTGCATCTGATCCCTGCCGTCTGGTTTGGGGTGAGCGTCACGCCGGATCGTATGATGGGCTGTCATGTCGTGCTGGAGAACGGCGCGATGGTGATCGACCTCCCGCTCCATGCGCTGCGGCATACCGCTAATGCCGACCTTTCTCCACAGCGACCATCGGCAACGGCGCGATGGGATATGTACGGGTTTGACGCAGAGATCTTTGCGCCGCCGTACATGGTGAATACCAGAGTGCAGCTACTCGACACAAACCATAAGCCGACCAACGACTATGGGCAGGCATGGTTTGCGGTAGACCACCTGACGGACGGGTACGCCTTAGATCCAGCACAACACAAGCACCTTTGGGTGGTCGCGTTAGACATTACCGGGCTACTTCGTCAGGTGCCGCAAGACCAGCTCATGGTCCATGACTGGAGCTTTACGGAAGTTGACGATATCCCACAGATCAAACGCCAGTCTACGGTGTGGAGAGCCGAATGAACAACATGGACGCACACGGCGTCTTACGTGCCGCACTCATGCGTGGCCGTTATCACGCCAAGAAATCGGGGTCGTCCATCGCATTCCGGTGTCCGCGCCATGCAGACAGCACGGCGTCCGCATGGATGGGGACGCACGCGTGGGGGTGCTCGGCGTGCGGGTTTACGGAAGGACTAGGGTCACTGGCTGAAACGCTGGGCGTGGAGCTCCCCAAGTCTGCGTCTGGAAACGGTCTGACACTGGCGGAATACGCTGAGCGGAAGGGGTTGGCGCTGGACGGACTGGCCAAGGCTGGCGTCGAGGAGCGGCTAGGGAAGTACGGCGAGCCTATCGTAGCGATCCCGTATCGAGACGCGGAGGGCGCAACGATCCGCACCAAGGCGCGCACCCGCAAGGGCACGTTTTGGATGCCGGACGGCGTCGGCACGCCGCTGTACGGGCAGGATGTGCTGGCGACCATGACCGGCACGGTCCTGATCGTGGAAGGCGAGTCCGACTGCCACGCGGGATGGCAGCGCGGCGTGTGTGTGGTGGGCGTCCCGGGGGCCTCGCTCTGGAAGCCGGAGTACAGTTTGCTGTTCTCTAGCCGTGACGTGGTGGTCTGGCAGGAGCCGGACGAGGGCGGCGCGACACTGGTGGCGAACGTCGCCCGTTCGCTGCCCAACGCGCGGGTGCTCAAGGACGTCACATACAAGGGGCAGCGCATCAAGGATCTGTGCGACCTGCATCAGGCGGTACAGGCCAACGGCGAGTCGTGGGCGTCGGCGTGGGCGCACATTGTAGACACGGCGATCCCCATTGGGACGGAGCCGCCCACCGTCGCGTTTGATAGCCTGACTGGCGCGACCCTCGACCAGTTGCTTGAAGAAAAGCTGGCACCTATCGACGCCGTCCCCACGATGTTGGCGTCGTGGAACCAGCTGTGCGGCGGCGGTGGCGGGAAGCAGGGGCTGGCGAGGGGTTGGTTTATCACCATCGGGGCGAATACGGGCACCGGCAAGTCGTTGATCGCGATTAACATGGCCGCTGAAGCGATCCGGTATGGCGAGGTGGTCACGTTCATCTCGCTGGAGATGGGACGCTCCGAACTGGCGACGCGCTTGCTCTCTGTCGTCAGCGGCGAGTCGGTCAATGCGCTGGAGCAGGGGGAGCAGTTCTCACAGGATGCCTTCCTCCGCGCGTCGATGACGCTGGACACGATCCGCACGCAGACGGGCGGGCACGTCATGGTCAACCGGCGTCCCATGTCCAGACTGGCGGACGTGGAAGCGGCGATCAAGTACCACGTAGAGGTGCACGGGTCACGGTATTTCCTGATCGACTACATGCAGTTGGCCTATACCAGTCACAGCCACACCATTAACGAGCGGATCGAACAGGTCGCGCATCGCCTGCGCGAGCTGACGCAGCAGCACCAGATCGTCATGGTGGCGCTCTCGCAGTTCAACCGCAATACCAGCGCGAACCGGGGCGAGCGCCCCGTAGCGCAGGGGCTAATGGGCGGCAGTGCCATCGAAAACGACTCGCATCAGGTACTGCTGTTCGATCACTCCCGCTTCACGCGCACGGCCAACATTGCCGACACGTGGTTGATCGTGGACAAGAACCGACACGGTGGCGTCAGCGACTTGCCGGTGCGCTGGGACTATCGGACCCTCCGGCTTGAGCCGCGCATTGTGGCCCCAGAAAGCGATGGGTGGACGGCGCGTATTGGGA